TCTTCCGGTCAGCAGAGTACCATTTGTACACGTAGAGTGCGTTGGGTTCATCCTCAGACAACGCTAGGAACACGTCCGATGTTGCACTCGCGGTGAGCGCTCGGATGTTCTTCGGGATGTAGCTGGGGATTTGAACAGCGATGTCCTCCCCATTCACGGTCTCCCGTTGTCCGTCGATGAACACTTCTCGTGCAATCGTGTTGGTAGGACCGTCAGCCATGAAGTACGCACTGGACCCTACAGTCACAGGAGCGACATAGAGAGAGCACGGGTAGCTGGTGGAATTGGTGATACCCACAGTTTCCGCTGAGAGGACGTTGGTGGACGAGAGCCGGAACTGCTGCTTGTCACTGAACAGGACCAACTCATCAGAGAATGATGCTGCGTGGTACAACGTCGAGACGCGACCCGTAGCGGAGGCCACATCGATGGGATCAGAGGGCAGGAGTTGTACGACGGTTGTCCGGTACATGTCCTCAAACAACGCGGTAGCCGAGAGGATCACGTTCTCCTCACTCAGGAGACCTAGGCGTCCCTTGAAGAGGAACATACCGTTGATCGAAGAGCCGACGAAGGTTGGGTCAGGATTGCTATCCGCGTCTCCCACACCACGAGGGTTCCAGTCGTTCTCTCGGAACTCGAATGTGTTAGCCGCAGTCTTCTTGAGGATATGAGGCATGGTGGATGCGGTCAGTTCTCGCGCACCGTTGTAGCCGACAGCTTCACGCCAGATACCCGAAGAGAACTCCACCCAGTAGGACGCTGTTGTGTCATCAAGGTTTCCCTCGAGACGGATCAATCGGCCCTCTGCTTCTGATGGAGGTAGGTCCTCGAACTCTTGGAGTGTGTCGGTATAGGCGGTCATCGCCCGTCCACCAAACTGGTCAGTAACGGCAATGACATCACCCGAGGTAATACCAAAGGTCAGCGTCGATCCTAAAGCAACAGCATCAGTGTAACCCCGTGTGATGGCGTTAGCAGCGAGACCCTCTGCAATCTCGGAAGTACCCTCGAGAGTTGTACTCGCGGTTGTGTTGTCGCTGGTACTGAAGGATGCAGCAAGTACACCGTTAATGTAGACGCCGTAGCTGACGTTAGCGACAGCCTGGCGGATAAACACCGAGGCCTGCGCCGAGGGGTCATCACGTGTCTCTGTGAGATCACTAGCGGCCACCACAGTGTCGGTGTTGAGAATGAAGGTAGTGTCCGCCACCGTAACGAAACGCAGCTTACGCCACATGTCCGTAGTCGGTAGGTAGCCCTTCCCATCGGGGAATGTCACGGTCTGCTTAACTCCGAGGTCATCGAACAACTCAAGGTCACCGTCGCCACACACAAGGATGTACTTCTCGTTGAAGCCTCGGTCGATTGTGTGGACAGCGGACGTGTCACTGACGGTGATACCCGAGGACAGCTTGGCTACGAACTCAGAGGGAGGACGTTTCATCAAGCCTGTCACGATGGAAGGATAAGCGTTGACCATCTGCTCACCTGAGGTGCGGAGACGGGTTGGAGCGGGTTGTTGGGAGACCCCAGACACTAGGTTTGGGATTGTGCTTGCTACTAGAGCCATAGGGTTATCCTTGGGGTTAATATCCGGTGCGGTGGAGGGTCTTCATCATTGTCCACGAGCCAGTTAGGACGTTGACGTCTTCCACACGGAGTTGGTCAGCTTGGAGTGCGGCCATCGCTCGGAACTCGTCTTCACTGTCGGATTGACTAGAAGAACCATCGATCCTGTCCTCGAACATGCGGGACGCTCGAAGCGCGATGTACCGACGTGCTGTCTCAGGGATTTCCTCAAACGGGAGGCCCACGGTCAGTTCAACTCGGAGTGACTTGGTGAATACGTAAGTGTGGTTCTCGCGGTCGTAGAGGCGTAGCCCCCGCGCAATCGCGTCCACATACTGATCGACACCTGTGGTATCGACGGAGAGTGTATTGGAGGGCAACAGGATGTTACCATCACCGTTGGGTGTTAGTTCGTAGTTGCTCTCGGTGTTCCAGTACCAACCGTTTGATTGGAGTTCGCGGTTAACCTTGCGGACGAAGTTGAGTGCAATCTGAGTGTCTACCCCGAGGTCACCAGCGATGGTACTGACCGGAGATTGACCGATGTTCTCTAGGCACTCGTTGACCGCCTCGAGTTCGGTTGTAGGTGTGATCAGAAACGACATGGCGTGTCCTTCTTGGGTTGATATGTAAAATACCCCCGCCGTTAAGCGGAGGTATACCTTACGATACAGTAAGTATTAGACAGCAGCGCGGAGTTCGCGGATACCTTGTGGGTTCACAGCGCCGTGACCGACAGCCATCTTGGAGACCATGAGAGTACCCTGACGACGGATGTCGTACTCGCTCTCGGAGGCCATCTCCATCAGCTTCACAGTCGCCAACGCGCCACGCTGGAATACCAGAGCGGAGGTGTCGGACGCGTCAACCTGATACTTAGTACCGAAGTCAACAGTGTCGGTGACGTGGTTCACAGCGAGGTTGCTGGACTTCACGATGGACATACCAGCGACCTTCATGATCGTGCCATCAGCGTAAGAGCCGTTACCGTTGTTGAAGTCGCGGTCAACCAGCTTATCGTTCTGCACCAGACCGTAGTAGGTGGAAGGAGAGACGATTACGAAGCGATCTTCTGCAGGCAAGAACAGGTCGTCCATAGCAGCAGCTTCGGCATACAGAGCGTCCACGATAGTCTGGATTGTAGGCGTTGCACCGATGTGTGTAGACACGGCTGCGCCTTGCTCGGCAACGGCACCAGCTTCACCAGCACGTGCGGTCTTCACAGCGAGGGACAGCAAGTTACGGTCGAACGTCTGCGCAAGCGCTTGGCCCATCTGAGTGGAATACTCGGAGCGGACTTCGTAGTGGTTCTTGGCTTCGTCAATGTTCGAGATGAAGCTATCAGAGAGCAACAGGTCATCGATGGTTACGACCTTCTCACCGTGGTTGACCAGCTTACCAGTGATCTCAGCACCGGGTGTATGGTAACCAGCAGTGATGCGGCCCATAGCAGGGAACTGAGCGGACTTACCGGAGGTGATGTTACGGACCCGAGTTTTGTCGGCCATAACTGTACGGGCGTTGAAAGACGACAGGACTTCGCCAGAGAAGACTTTCAGGAAGAGAGCATCGGTTGCGCCAGCTTGGGCGATTTGACCTACGCGGCTTGGAGTTGCATTAGACATAGTGTTTCCTTAGGTGGAATTGAAGTTTTGGGGTTTGTTGTCACCGCTTTGACTTCACAGCCACGTCCCACAGGTTATCCTCCGCAGAGGGCCAGCGTTCTTGTGTTTGCATAGTGTGTTGAGGTGGGAGAGAGTGTGAGGACCGTCGTCCTCGGGAAGCACTCATGGAGACACCTTTGGAGGGTGCCTTCAAGAATACTTTAGGAACGACGCATGAGATGACTCCGAGGTCACCACAGAGGCGTCGATCATTAAGTTACTTGGGGTTTAAGCGTTTACGTTGATCCGTCTAAGGCGGTGAACCCTGTTGGGATTGTGTACAGCATGTCAGCGGCAGTGCCATTTAGTTTAGCGGACGTGCCGATACTTGGCAGAATAATAGCAGGATACCCGCCGTCTAGTGGGACATAGCCAGTCCAGCCAGCGTTAACGTTGGGTGTTCTAGTAACCCATGTGCCATTCTGTCCTACCCATATTTCATTGGTGTCTCCGTCGTAAGCAAACATAAGGGCAGTGACAGCCAAACCGTCATATCCCGAAATTACGAAGTTGTTGGCCCCGTTGACAAGGAAACGACCAGCCGAGTTCCACCCAAGGCCATTGCGCCACAGTTCAGTACTTCCAGACACTGATGCGCCATTGGCTCTGTGTGCTTCGTCTACTAATCCGGGGTAGACTGAGGTCCAGTTACCAAAGACATGCTGGAACTCCCAATACATCTTCCCAGTAACCTTAGTATCTGCGACAGCAAAGAGGAGGCCCGAATTTACAGAGGATGTAACTGTAGCCCCTGTAACATCTGTTGTGTACCCTGCGTGAAAGAAGGTATCATCCCAACGTGCTGAGGTTGTAGCACCCCCACCGCCGCCTCGATTGGGCATAAGAAACATGTTCAAACCCTGAAAGGTATTAAGAGGTGATTTAGGCATGGCTCACGACCACGCCAGTACCCGTGAAGGACCAAGCGTATACGCGATTACCGCCTGTTACACCGGACCATAGATCAGCCAACGCAGTGTTCATCTCACCGGAACCCACGGGATACCAAATGGCTCCACTCAGGTCAGTAGGTGCCACAGCGCCTGCAGTTGCCTTTACAGCGATCCGGTCGCCAGCTTGGAATGTGATGTGTGTTACATCGGAATTGGTAAGTAGCGTCCAAGTCTTAGCGGGGACTGCGACAGTTGTGTTCTGAGCCATCTGACCCTCCTTGAGTTACTTCTTTGACCGATTGGCCTTCTTTGAGATGATCTGCAGGTTTGAGGCTCCGTTCCCGGCCTTGGTCCCACGCTTGTGGTCCACAT